CCATGATATGCCCTACTAGACAAATTGGTAAAGTCACTTCTCTCAAAAGGAAGGAGTATCTCTGTTCGAATCAGAGGTAGGGTACCAGATATCTCGCTTTCGTATAATGGATAATACAGTAGGCTTCTACCCTACGAATGTGGGTTCGATTCCTGCAGGCGAGGCCAAGTTTCTATGGTGTTAGTAGTGTAGTGGTCTGCACATTGCTCTGTGAAAGCGATAGTATGGGATCGTTCCCCATCTAACACCCCAAAATTTCCCCCAGTAGCTCAAGGAGAGCAGGTCGTTTTATAAGCGATTAATCTAGATAAGGTCCAGGATGTGGTTCGATTCCACACTGGGGGACCAAAATAACGGTTGACAAAACCAAAAAGATAATGTATAATATGACAATGAAAGAAGAAAAAATAAAGGTAATATGGAAAGATACTAGCGGTGTCGCTAGTGAAAGAGAATTTGATGGCTTAATTCCAGCAATGGATTGGGCTAAAACTTTAGCAGTATTTGTTACTATAAAAAGTAACGCCTACGAAATCGTAGGAACATTTGGTGTTGATACTGTTAAAGATGGCAAGTGCCCAGATGGTGTTGCTTACGACTGGAACAAAGCAAGCCGAATTGGGCGAGTTAAACGAACACGATTATAAGGAGATCGAGATGACAACTTGGGTTACGTCCGATCTTCATTTCGGACACAAAAATATAATGACATTTTGCCCGATTACTCGAGCAAGATTTCGAAACGATGTTGCCTATATGAACGAGGCAATGGTTAAAGAATGGAACGATTTGATCGCTCCAGACGATACTGTTTACATCTTAGGTGATGTAGCATTTTTGTCAGGCAGTGATGCTGGTCGAATGGTAATGCGTTTGAACGGCACAAAGATTTTGATTAGAGGTAATCATGACCGCAAGACATTGATGGATGCAACATTCCGCAATGCGTTTGCAGAGGTGCATGAATACTTGGACATCACATATGAGGGAACTAAGGTGGTGATGTTTCACTACCCTATAGCCGAATGGGATCAAATGCATAGAGGTAGTGTACATTTACACGGTCACTTGCACGGTAACACAAGCGGTATGGAAAAGTTTCGTTGTAGAGATGTTGGTATCGATGCAACTGGTATGATTGCTGTTTCAATGGAAGACGCAATTAGAGACGCCATGAAGGGCGAAATTAAAGGACATCATGTATGAGCTATTATGACAACTATTGTAAAGTTGATGTATTGAAGGGCAAGACTCTAGTATCGTTGAAGGACGAGGGCGACGAGTTGGTTTTTAAAACTACCGACGGCGAAACTTATCGTATGTATCACGAACAAGACTGTTGCGAAAGTGTACGGCTTGAAGATGTGGTAGGAGACCTAGAGGACCTAGTTGGTTCAGAGATTTTGATTGCTGAAGAAGTTGACGGCGAAAGCCCAGCAGACTTCGAAGCATACGAGTCTTATACATGGACTTTCTACAAGTTTGCAACTCGCAAGGGTTATGTGGACTTGCGTTGGCTAGGTCAATCAAACGGTTACTATTCTGAAGGCGTAAGCTTCATTAAGGAATAATATGTTTCAAGACCAGTTGAAGGAGTACGTAGAGTCCAGCAAACTAGTCAACATGAAAGAATGTGGCAATGGACTCTACGTACTAAAGTACAAAAAGAAAGTGTTCTACGATAACTTGTGGAACGACTATATTGCCGAATGTCGCGGAAGCATTGTGGACAAGGATTTTAACCTAGTTACATATCCATTCACAAAGATCTACAACTATGGTATTGAAAAGCAAGCACCTGTGTTTGCTCCAGATACTAAGGTTACTGCATTCCGAAAGGTTAACGGCTTTATGGTTGCTATGACTGTACACAATGGAGAACTGTTAGTGTCTACTACTGGTAGCACGGACAGTGACTTTGTTGGGTATGCTAAGGAAATGATGGCTTCCCACATGCCGTTGACAGACTGGCGCATACTGTTAGGTACAGCAGATTGTCTAGGAATGACTTTTATGTTTGAATGTGTGCATCCAAATGATCCACATATTATACCAGAAAAGTCAGGTATGTATTTGTTAGGAGCTCGTGAAAACACATGGGGTTCTAAGATTGTACGTGATCCATTTTTCTTACAAGACTTTGCTAGTACATTACAATGTTATGCTCCAGAAAGCGTAACAACTAACATGAGCCGCTTGCAAGAGATGGCTAAAGAATGTAAGCACGAGGGGTTTGTATTCTACACAGATGACGGTGTTAGTGCTAAGATTAAGAGTCCATACTACTTAACAAGTAAGTGGGTAGCTCGTAATCCACGCACTGACAAATTGGTGAACATGCAAAATGATATCAAGCACAATCTGGATGAAGAATACTATCCTTTAGTTGACGCAATCCGTACTAACATAGTAGAATATACTGCTATGGACGAACAAGCTCGGTTAGCTTGGGTAAGAAAGTTTTTGGAGGTCTAATGCCAACGTGTTATCAATTGATCGGGGTGCCTGCCGCAGGCAAAAGTACTTGGATTAAAAATCAAGACTGGGCACTAGGCCTGACAATAATTTCTACAGACTCGTTTGTGGAAGATTATGCTAGAGCACAAGGTAAAACTTACAGTGAAGTTTTTAAGGATTACATGCCTACAGCAGTTGACCAGATGGCTAAACAAGTTGTATTTGCACGTGAGCACGATCATACTGTAATTTGGGACCAAACTAGCACCACCGTTAAAAGCCGTAGACGTAAGTTTAGAATGTTGCGTGACTATGATCACGTTGCTGTTGTATTCCGTACTCCCAATCTCGACGTTCTTAAAGAAAGATTAAGTAGTCGTCCAGGAAAAGAAATTCCTTGGGAGGTTGTACAGAGTATGATTGACAGTTGGGAAGAGCCGACTGAGGAAGAAGGCTTTAAAGAAATTTGGTACACTTAAATAGGAGGATTATATGCCATGGATTGAAAACGTGGCCGCAAGTGATATCCCAACAGGATTTCATCACGATGCTGGCCCTAATAGTATGCTGATCAGCATTGTGGATCCAGCCAGCTGGCGTCCCGAAGCCAAGCATCAGTTTAAAGAGCGTCACAACTTTGAGTTCTTAGACATTGAAGAAAAAGACTTTGCTCTAGAAGAAGCTATGCGTTGTAGTCATGAGCAGGCGGCTGAGCTGGTTCGTTTGCTACAACACGCATTGGAAAATCGCATGAATGTAGTTGTTCATTGCTACGCTGGCATTTGTCGTTCGGGTGCGGTTTGTGAAGTTGGAGTCATGATGGGCTTTAATGACACTGGGCGTTTTCGTAGTCCTAACTTGCTAGTCAAGCATCGCATGATGAAGCATCTGGGTTGGACTTATGATGCGGATGAAAAGCCAGTTCCTCTAGCAGGAGACGAGTATATGCGACAAGGAGATATATAATGAAAATCCGTTTCGATAAAGATACAATGCCCGATGAACTTTACAATGCGTTACTACAACATTTTGTAAACGAAGCAGTAGGGCTAGGCGTTGAAGTAACTAAATTTACTGACTTCACAAATTGGGTAGTTGAGTGTACTGTAGATGCGAAAGAATCGGTTCATTAATTCAAAAAAAGTCATTGACAAGATGACAATTTTCCTATATAATATATACTTAGACAGTTAAAAAACAGTCTATAAACGTTCTTTAAAAATTTGTTTTATTAGTTGATAGCATTCGGTGGGTACCGTGTGTGGACGCATACACTAGGCGGGCTGGTCGGGCCATCGATCAGTCCTGAGACAACCACAGCAATGGCTTATGAGAGGAAGCACCTCACTCAGAAATTTGCCCGGCGTCATAGACCGTGACAGTTATTTTTTAATGGTAAAGTTACGCCCCTTTGGTGGAATTGGTAGACACGCTGGTCTTAGAAGCCAGTGCGCGAGCGTCCGAGTTCGAGTCTCGGAGGGGGCACCAAATATGGAGTAGAAGCATCAATGGTGATGCAGTGGACTGTAAATCCGCCGTCGTAATGGCACGCATGGTTCGATCCCAGGATACTCCACCAAATAAAGGAAAGTATATGAAGTATACTATAATTGAAGATTGCAGTCCATTTTATGTAAGATTTGCATGGAACGGTATTGAAGACATAATTGCGC